GAGTTTGGAACTCTCCCGTTTGAGGAGCCGTGGGTGCAGAACTTTCCATATTACGAGGCCACTGACTTTGAGCCGTTGAGCCTTTTGCAGTTCGCCTTTGACCCTCTGTGTTTCGATATATCGCTTTCGCCGTGGCACGCGAAGATCTGTTACGTCACAGACGGACAACTGCGTGGGCTGGCAAAAAGGATGCCCGACATCTGGGACCCGATGGCTATTGAGGACGCAATCGCGGCTTCTCAGAACATGAAGAACTTGAGCCCAGAGGTCCTCGCTCGCATGACAGCGGCGGGGTATCAGACCTATTCAGGATCAAACGGCTCGAATGTTAGTCAGGTGTATCAGTTGATTGTTTATTACGGTCCTGTCAAAGATGATCCGATGGGGAATGTGGAGCGGTGCATTGCGACAGTGAACGATCTCAAGACGGTCCGTGGTCACAACAGCGAGTACAAGCGCCGCCCGTTTAACGTCGGGTACATGGCCGAGTTTGAGATGGAGCCCTACGCTTACGGCGTCGGAAGTATTGCCGAGCAGACCCAGCCCGAAATGAATTCCAACCAAGGAAGAATTCACGACGTGATAACGTTCTCACTTTTTAACCAATGGTTGATTGACAGGGCCGCGAACGTCAAAACGAGCCAGCTTCGTATCAAGCCCTGGGGCGGCATTGAGGTGGATGGCAACGTGGAGACAGCGATCAAGGCCCTTCGCCCGCAAATCGAGGGGGCAACCATTGGTCTTAACTTCCAGGAGATGATGAAACGTGAATTCAGAGCGACGACGGGGGCAAGTGACTCGCTCCAAGCGATTGTCACGGAGGCGACAGCAACGGAGAGCTCGATTGCTCAAACAGAAGCCGTCAGACGACTTTCTGTCCAGGCAGAAATCTTTTCCGAGCCAGTCCTTCGAGAGCACTTCTCGAAGATGCATGAGAATAATCAATTATTCTTGGACCAACCTTTTTCGATTGCCGTGACGGGCCAGCCTGACATCAACAGGATTTATCCAAGTGATTTACAGATTGACGTTGAAGTGGCGACGAAGATTGTCACGGACAAAGATTTTAGGCCGCAAAGAAACAAGGATCTACTCCAGTTTCTACAAGTGGTGACAAGCATCCGCAACCAAAACCCACAGATGGGACAGGTGAACTTAGAGCCATTTGTAGAAGAATTCGCCCGTGGTGTTGGTATGAATCCCAAATCGGTCTGGTCGTCGATTCCGCAACTTCCTGGGCTGACGGCTCCCGGCGGGGCTCCTCAGCCTGGGGTTGCGCCAACGGCTATGGATCGGGTGTCGAACATCCAGAACCAGATGCAAAGTGTCCAGTCCAACGCCGGAGAATTAGGCGCGGCGGCACATTCTGACGCTATGGCGGCGGTATGAGCAATCGGGCGGAGTATCTTGCGCTCACCCGCCTGAAAGCTAATCCTGATTATCAGGTGCTGGAAGGAAAATGGCTGTACGTCATAAGTCGGATTGAATTGGAAGCTGACAAGGCGGCGAACAAGAACGGTGAATCGAACTGGCGGTATTACGCGGGACAGAGGAAAGGAGCACAGGCGATTATTTTGTCGCTGGACTTGGCGATCAAGGATCTGGAGTTAAAAGACGACGCTCTGGCGGATGAGACGAAATACGACGATCTTCTGAACGAGATACGAGGTGAAAAGAAATGATTAAACAGATTTTGCTTATCGCGGTTTTTTTAGGCGCATCGGTCTATGCTTTTGCGGGGCCGCCTGTCTGGAAGTCCAGTTGGACGATTACGGCTGAGACAGGGACGCTCTGTGGGGGCGGAAAGCGCGGGGTGTATCACGGTGTTTGCGTCAACACGGCGGTGGCTTCTTCGAGCGTGACGGTGGTGAATTCTTCTTTTACGGCGACGGGTTCACAGTCTTTCGGGATCAAGAACACGAATGCTTCCGGGTGTTTTTATTATGACGTGCTGGCTCCCAAGGGGCTCTTTTACACGAAGGTTGGACTGGCTGACGTGACGATGCTCTATGACTGTTATTAGGAGCCTTTTTCTTTTGCTTCTTCTTTCCTCTGTCGCCAAGGCTTCTGATGTTTGGTTGTCGTCTTACACGGTCACGGCGGATTCCGCGACTATTTGCGGAGGAGGCAAGAGAGGATTTTTCCATGGGTATTGCACGACGGTGACAGGGAGCGGCGTTTTCAAGGTTTACAATTCGTCTTTTACGGGCGCATTTCTTACGCAGGTTATTGAGAGCGAGACAAACGGTTCTCTCGGATGCAAAACATTCGACATCGTAGCACCGAACGGTCTTTTTTATGTGAAAACAACGCTGGCCGAAATCACGATGCTGTATGACTGTAAATAGGCTCTTTTTACTTTTAGTGGCTCTGTTTCTCGTTTCGCGCGCGGAGGCTGTTTATGATTTATGGACCGCTTCCAACACGGAAACAACCGACAGCATGAAGGTGTTATGTACCAAGCGTGGGATTCTTCACGGGATTTGCAGTCAGTGGCCTGTGGCCTCGTCAACGATGACGGTTGCCAATTCGACTTATACGTTAAGCAATACGAAATTTATCAAGTTTTCAGGTCTTTCGACGAGTTGGACGGAGTGCATTTATTATGACGTGGATTTCTCGAGCGGCATCATTTACGACAAGTATTTAGGCGGCGATGTGACGATCTTATATAAGTGCTACTGATTTGATACACACCGAAGGGGAAACCCGATTGAAGGAGGTTCGTGTATATGGCTTATAAATATTCGGCAAACAAATGGGCAAAGGTAAAACAGTGGAGACTTGATAATAAAGAGAAATGGAAAATGTCTTATAAGAAATCCGCTCGCAAAATTTATTGCAAGGGTGTTGATGTAATTAACGAACTGAGAAAACAACCTTGTTTTGATTGTGGGAATAATTATCCACCTTATGTCATGGAGTTTGATCATCGTGATCCTTCGAAGAAGAAATACACCATAACAGCAAGTAAGTATTCTCTTGGGAAAAGTTTTCGTGAGGAACTTGAAAAGTGTGATCTTGTTTGTGCGAATTGTCATGCAGTACGAACACATAAACAACGGTTGGCTGGGTTATTTAAACGAGAAGGGTATGCTTACGTTGAGGCGATAGAGTTGTCAGGGATAAAATCAAAACAAATTGAGTTGAAATTGGAAGCCATATGAATTTGTGTGTAGAAATTCCCCTTAGATGGGTGAGATTAGGAGGTGTCCCCTGTGAGCGACACAATGTCAAATGGTGTAGTTGAAGGTTCCGAAACAGGGACCGATACGGCTGTAAAAGAAACTCCCAGTTCTACGGGAGAGGAGAGTGCCGTCTCCGAAAAAGTAGAGCAGGCGGGAGGAACCGAAACTGGTTCTTCCGATGGTGGCTCGGTAGATGGTCAGGCTGGCCGACAGCGCGGAAAGTCTGTGTATTCTCAAATCAGGGAATTACAGAATCGTTTGCGCGAACAACGTGGGTATTGGGAATCTGAGGTTGGGGGCTTAAAATCCCAGCTTGAGGAGATCCGTGCTCAATTTGGCAATGGACAGCAGGGCCGTAAACCAGGCAAGACATTTTGGGAAGCTCCTGAGGAGGTTCTTGAGGAGCGCCTGAGTACGCATTTGTCGGATTTCGAGAAGCGCATGAGTACGAAATTCGAGCAGACGCAGGCGCAACGCGAGCAAGCCGAAGTCAGGAAGCAAGAAGTGTCAGAAGCCGCCAAATTCATTCGTTCCCAAAAAGGCATGACGGAAGATGACATTCAGGACATTCGGGAGATTTTACATTCGAACCCAAACTTAGAAAGTTTGTCGCCTATGGACCAGGCAGAATTTGCCTTGTTTAAGTGGCAGAAAGAGCGAGGGATTGGGGACAACACAGCCAAAAAGCAGAGGGCTTCCACAGTAACGGGTGCTCCTCCTGGCGGCAGTGGGAGTCCAAAGGTCTGGTCCGAAGCGGAGATTCAAGCGGAGCTATCGAAGTTTCCTCCGAATCCGGCAAATTACACGCCGGAGGACGAGGCACGTTGGAAACGCTTGGATGATGAATGGCGTCGTGCGTATCGGGAAAAACGAGTGACTAAATAAATTAAAGGAAAATAAATGTCAGCCTCAGCAACAGCGACAGGACTTGATTCATCTGGAATGAGCAGTTCCGTTCCAGCCTGGCTAAGAACCAAAGCCTTGAAGGCCCGTTATTCGGCTTCAAAAGTTTGGGTCAATTGTTTAAACGGGGTCGAAGGCGACCCGCTCATTAGTGGGAACATCAAGAAGATGGGGGACAGAATCACGTTCCAGATCTTCCCGACGCTTGCCACCAATGACATTTCCACCACTGACGGCTCTTATACGGCGACCGAAATCGTGCTGACGCAGGGAACCATTACGATCAACAAATGGAAATCTGTGGCGGCTGATATCGTGGACATCGTAGACGCGCAATCGGCGTTGGATTATGACGCGGAATTCGCGGAGGCTTTCGGAAAAGCCATTGGTCAGAAACAGGACGATGACGTGTTGGCGCTTGTAGCGTCTCTCACGACCAACGTTGCTGGCGACGCTAATGCGTTCTCGGACGCCAAAGTGCTTCTGGCGCAAAGACAGTTGGATGACCTAGAAGTTCCCAAAGATGATCGGACGTGGGTGTTGGCTCCAGTGGCACACGCGGACCTTCTGCAAGTTGACAAGTTCACGCTTGCCAACACGACCGGGTTCTCCAAGGGCGTTCAAGTGGACTCTGGCCGGATTGTGGGACTTTACGGAACAAAGGTGGTTGTTTCGACTCGCGTTACGACCACATCATCCAAGCGAGACAATGTGCTTTTCCACAAGGAAGCCTTCGGCGTCGCTATGCAGAGGGAATTCAAGATGGAGAAGTTTATGCGTCAGCAGTTCTCGACGCCTTACGCTGGCTCTGCGCTATACGGAGTGGCTACCCTTCGGGATAACCATGCTTCGTTTGTTCAGAGTGCGGCCTAATAGGGGGAAACCAATGAAAAAACTATTGGTCTTGCTCCTGTTGGGAGTGGTGTGGGCCGGGAAAGCGGAAGCGGCGAATCCGACACGCGGGGCTAAAGGAGTAATAAACACAGGATACAGTGTTCAGATGGCGACTGTTTCGACCACTGCCGCTGTTGTCTATGGCGTTATTATCACTTCTGGTCAGCCGAACGTTGAGTATGTTGTGTTGTTTGACACAGGAACATCGGTTGGACAGTCTGCGACGACCAGAGGAACGGCTTTTCGGACCTCTTGTGGAGCGACTTCCACTTCCACTGTGACTCAATGCAATTACGATCCTCCGTTGCAATTCAACACTGGTATTGTTGCGGCGCAAGCCACAGCATTATCGAACTCGTTGATTATTTACGAGAAGGGTCGCGTGACGCAAGGGTATTAAAGGGGAGGGAACCCCGGTGGGGGATAAAACTCTCACCGGGGCCTTTTCAAAATGACAAGAGACTGTCAATCGTGCGGAAAGTTTTGCGGGAGTCTTTACTTAGACGGAAATCAATGGATTTGCAAACATTGCTATCAAAGCACTTTCTCGAATTTTCCGTATATGAAAGAAGTGGGGATTGAAAATCCCTATGACAAGAAGGGATCGACAGCGCACGTCAGAGACATTAAGAACAGGCGGTACGATCCCAAGACGGACAAGATGTTTTATCACGAAGGGCCAAAGAGATATTTCTTTCCAGGAGGGAAAAAATGAACGTGGTTGAAACGAGTCAAACGATGAAGGGTGTAAAGTCCCTCCAGAACGAAATCAATGCCTGGGAGGGACGGCTGTTGTCGGTGAAGAACGAAGTGGCGAGCTTGACCAAACAGCGTGAAGGTCTCAAAACGGAAGTTGAGCAGATTCAGGAACGATGCAACCGGGAAGTCGAAAAGAAGCTGATGGAGGCGCGTAAGACCGCCGCCAAAGTCGAAGAAGATCAGAAGAAGCTGGAATCAGACAAAGAGGAGTTCCAGAAGATTCTCTTGGCTCACAGACAAGAGAAAAATGTCTTTGAGCGCGAGAAGCAGGCGGTGACGGATATGAAGAACGACGCTCAGAAAACGCTCGATAATGTCGGAGTGTTTATTCGCATGGTGCGTGACGGGGCGGCCAAACTGTAATGGCGACCCGCGTTTCTTTAACAACAACGGTCCGAAGGTATATCAACGAAACGGACTCTGACAACACGCATTTTGAAGATGACGAGATTTACGATTATCTGAATCAAGCCATACGATTTCTGGGAACAGAGATGGAATGGCCGATTCAGACGGCGGTTGCGGATTCCGTCGAAGATTCTGCCGTTTACACGCTTCCGTCGGATTTCATTTCGCTGTTGGACATTTACTTCGACAGTCGGCATTTGTCGATTATTGATAGGGCCGATTTATCTGCGATTCGTTCCGACTGGCAGAATACCGCCTCTGGAACGCCTCAGTACGCCTACAAAACTGACAATGCAAAGTTCGGGCTGTATCCGAAACCAAATGCTGACAATGCGGATCTGACCATTCAGATTCAGTACGTCAAAGTTCCGCCTGATTTAGATGACGACGTGACAGCGCCTGATCTTCACCTTGCCTTTCAGGATTGCTTGCCGTTCTATGCGGCGTTTTTGTGTGAAGTGAAGATGGGAAACACAAAACGGTCTGATTACATGGTGTCTCTTTACGAGTCGCACAAGAAAAAGCTGATGTCGAAGGTCCAGCGATTTTCCGATGAAAACCTTCGGATGCGCTGGTCGGGGGTGTACTGATGCCTGGAGCGGACAATATCTCTGATTTCACTCTGATTGAAGATGGCGGCTCTGTTGTTGTCGTCACAGAAGGTGATGGCGGATTCGGAGAAGGCGGATTCGGGGAAGGCCCTTTTGGCGGAGGGCAGACGGTAGTGATAACGAATAGTTCGACTGTTTGGACGGAAATAACAACTCCATGACCGCTACTCTTGAGGATGTCCAGGAAATCGTCATTGATAAATGGGGGTCGCTGAACACAGCGGCGTCTCCTGGGCGGCTTCCTGACGGTCATTCTCCAAGGAATCTGAATGTCTGGACAGACGAAAAAGACGGGTCGCTTGTCACGTCAAACGGGTACATCTTCTTAGGAACGACGCCCTCAAACACGCCGACCACGTTTATCATCAACTATTTTAAGACCTCCGACGGTTCTCAGACGGTGGTGTTGTCGGATGGCGTGACTGTCTGGAAAACGATTAACTATGTCGATTTCACGGTGATTACGACGGGGTTGTCTCCCTTCTTTCAGCTTCGCGGGTACGTGATTCGCGGCAAGCTGTGGCTGACCAACGGAAACGATTCCGTTATGACTTATGATGGAACGACACTGACCCTTTTAGATGGGTCTGGGAGTACACCTGATGTCCCTATTGCTAAGTACATTTCATATCACGATGAACGTGTTTGGCTCTATGGTGTTGCTAACGACCCTTCCAGTCTTATTTTTTCTGCTCTTACAGATTCGGCGGGTGTCGAAATCACTCCAGACGACGCCGATGCCTGGCCGTCAGACAACGAAATCCAGATTTCCGAAGGAGACGACGACATCGGAACAGGCTTATTTCTTTTCCGAGGATACTTGTATGCCTCCAAATCTTTCTCGATCTGGCGCGTCGTGGGATACGACGAATACACCTACACTAGAGTCAAGACGCGTTCCTCAACAGGAACCCGGTTCCAAGAATCCGTACAGATTCTGGACAACCTCGTTCATTTTATCGGAGTCGATGGCCTCTATACTTTTGACGGAGAGGACTCCAAGCGCGTTTCAGATATTATTGACCCGTCGTCTAGCGACCCTGGCGTGTTCGCCTTCAGGAATCTCCAACAACCCCTCTTAAACAACCAGTTCATTAACGTCTCAGAAACAGCCGATTGGAATCTCGGGACGTTTCCTCATAATCTCTCAACAGCCTCAGATCAACTGAGCTTGATCCCGGCAGACACGTCTGAGGCTGATTTTACAGCCGGGGTGCTCAAGACTTTTATTGAAACGGATCTGAATCCTGGATCTATTCAGTTGACGCGCTTATCGACAGGATCTTCTTCTGTAAATATCGCGGCTGGAAGACCTGCTTCGTTAGTGGCAGACCCTGGATTTTCAGTTATTGGAAGTGCTCTCAGTATTACCGATGGGAACTTATCTGTTCCTTGTGGATTTCTCAGAAATAGTGGATCAGGAAGTCCGTCCTGGCGATTTACCGTCCCTGCTGGATTGTATTTCACGAAAATTATTATCAGGGATTGGCGCTCAAGCACGTCACGATCCCTAACAATTAGCACAAGTATTGCTAGTGGAATTTTGACTGTAAATAATGGCGGATCTCTTGGAGGAGGAAACACTTTTGTTCTTCCGGCATCTGCTGGAGGCGTCGATTTTACTGTTACTTTTGGTTCCGCTTTTATTTCTTCCGAGGACAGCTTTAGTGATTTTAGATTGTCTGTTGCCTTGCCCGGAACCCCTGGGACGCAATCAGCGACATTGGCCGAAATTGAGTTGTACGCGACAGCGTACAGGCCCGCTGGACAGTTTACCTCGCGCACGATTGATTATGTGTACGCGCCAACCAGCTTAGGAAGTCTCGCCGCGACAGTAACAGCCAATGGCGAGTCGTATCAGTTCTATACGCAATCCTCAGCAGACGGATCGACTTGGGATTCGGAAGTCAACGTCACTGGTAGCGGGACGATAGGATCTATTCCCAGACGATATTTGCGATGGGGCGTGTACTTGTATTCAGCCTCTGGAAGCAATAGCCCTGTTATTGATGATGTTTACTTGCCTGGAGTTTACACGTCTCAGGTGTTCAATACGGGCGGGAACATCTTTCAATGGGGCGCTTTTCAGTTGATTGCCAATCGTGCGGGGCAGACGGTTACGGCTCATTTTAGGGCGGCTTCTACTGGTGCTGGTGTTCTTACCGAATCTTGGACAGCGATTGCCCCCGGAGCCGTCCCTTCTGCCGCGACAACCGACACGTTTATTCAGATTCAGTTGCAGTTATCGACGAATCTATCGACGCAAGTTCCTTATGTGTCGAGTTTCGCTGTGAATTGGACTTTGGCGAATGGATCGGGCGTCAACACGCTCCAAAATGTCGCGTCTATTGTCATTCTCAATCGTTACTGGCTGGCGGCGGCGACGTTAGGGTCCGAGGCGAACGACATCGTTATTGTTCGTGGGAAAGCGACGCGTCAGAGTCCGTGGCATCAAAAAGATTTCGCTTTTCTTTCGTTCGCCTTCTTTCAGGATTATTTTATTGCTGGATCGAGTCTCGACGGGTCTATTTATCGACTCGAATACGGTTTTTCAAAGAGCGGATCGGCAATGGACTCCTATTTTGAGACAGCGGATTTAAGTAAATCGGGGTTCATGCTTCAAATTTACGAGGTTCTTGTCAGCCTTGATCGAATGGGTCCTTACACGATCTCTGTTGGTCTCTCAACAGACGGTGGGCTCTCTTTTACTGAGAAAACCATAGATTTGACTCGTTCTTCTGCGGAGCAGAGTCTGAATTTCATCAAAAAGCTGAATGTGAATGTCATGTGCGACTCGTTTCGCTTGCGATTCAGGACAAACATGGCAGACCAGCCTTTTTCTGTCGATGATGCGCGTGTTTTCTATCGGCTTCTGCCGTCGCGTGGGAGTCTTGGCTGATGGCTGTCAATCCTGTTCAACCGACACTGAAAGAAGGCGGGTATGTTCAAGAACAATCCAGCTTTGGCGATCTGAACAACCTTTTTAAGTTCTTTGCAACGAAAAAACTGAGATATTCAAAGACTTCCCCTCCTCTTATCAAGGATGTCCCTGAGGGTGAAATGATTTTAGACAAGACACTGAATCGGATTTATCTTCAAGTCGATGGCGTCTTGAAATACATAACGCTCACGTGAGGTAATTATGGGAATTTTCGATCCTGATCCTAAGACATCATTAGCCGATGCGCTCGGTC